TAACAACCAACATCGGCATATACTGTTCCACGCTCACTAAGAAGGTTGTTAAGGAAATGTCTTACTTTGTCAGAAGACAGACCAACAATATCATAATCAGTTGGATTAAAATTAGAGTTATTATCAACTGCACCATCGATGGCACGAGTAACTCTTTCTACAAGAGGATTCATTGTACGATTTTGCTTCTTTAATTTAGATTGTATCACGGACTCGCAATAGTTGCAATCCCAACAGTCAAACTTACATGTCTTAATCTTCTGTCTCCAGATATTAATAGGCGCATCAGGCATATCAACATCCTGCATATACTTATCAAAGTCAGGAAACATCATCTCATCGCCATTTTCCCACCGTTCAATAATATCCATGGACTCTCTAAGACGCATAGCATCCTCTCTGCCGTGCAGTTTGAATACATCTATGCCATTATCTAGAAACCATTGCCAATCGTCTCTCCAGGGCGGTATATTAGCACGCTTAAGTTCTGTTGCCGAATCATATTCATCCCATCGTGAACATGAAATACGACTGATCTCGCTGTTAAAATACTGAGGTTCTGTGCCCTGACGTGTACTATTGTATTGATAATGCTCTGGCATGATAGGGCAACCACCCCAACAATGCTCATTAGCTAACAATGAAAACTCTACGGGAGTTCCTTTCTCTGCACAATACTTCTTCGCGTCCATGATACGAACCAAGGCATCTTGGTCCCTCATAATATCACGATCCAAGTTAATATAATGAAACCCAGAACTAGCAAGGGTAACAATCTCGTTAGGTTTGACTACCTCACGAAGAATAGTATTCTTAATCTTTAAGTCAGGATATTCTTTCTGAATTTGTCCTGTCATCACCCAAGATGTATGAGGAAGAGTAACAGTTCTAACACCAGCATCATATAGAAACTTAAAGTTATCAATCCATAGATTTAAGTTCTTTTGGTCAGGTCTTACCCATATGTTATTGAATGTAGCAGACAGAGGAATACCTGTCTCCTGCATAATATACAGTGAGTTTTTAGCAGCACCCTGAGCATTCTTTGTTGTACGAAAAACATCCCCCATCGCATCTTGTACGAATGGAGGCATCCTTGATGTGAAATATAAGTCGTAAATTAAATGCTTATGTTTATTGAGGAAAGGAATAAAACTCTCCTCAATATACTCTGGATCAAGTTTCGGGTTGATTGGAAGACTGAAGACTGCGGTTTGCGATGTTGTTGATAGCATAATCAGTGAATATTCCAGAGGTGTCAAACATTTCAGGTCCACGACCTGACAGCATATTTTCTACTTTATCTTCTGCAATCTCTTTGAACTTTCCAATAGAATGATTCATTGCAGTAGAGTATGTAAGAGCAAGATCAGTGATTGCTGCCTGGTCTTCAGGTTTCATCATCAGCATACTTTCTAAGTTACCTGATTGAACTCTACCAGTAGTTAATAAATCAATAGCGCACTGTTTTGCCATACGAGCAATCCAATACTTATGCTCTTCTGCTTCAATAATAGCAGGGTCTTCAAATGTTGCAATGACCTGATCTAAATCTTCACAATCAGTGCGTTCTTTGATGATACGCATAATACCATCAGTCTCTTCTTTACACTGACGGATTTTATTCATCCATACTTGTGTGTCAAGTCTACAGATTTCGAGTTGACACTCAAGATCAGTTTTTGTAAATTCGTTTTCTTCTTCAGCAATCTCACTTTTAAGACGCGCCATGTCATTAAGATTACGTCTATATTGCACAGTAATCTTTTGTAGACTATTTGTTCGTGCTTGTAACTCCATAATTGCTTGACGCAATTGTCTCCATGGAGTTATTTGTGAATTGATTACATAATAACGATTTTGAAATTCACTTTGACCAAATGGGATTTGATCTGCCCACTGCATTAATGCTACATCAGAGTCTTCAACTTCCCAGGTAGAAATATCTTTCAAATCTTCCAATGTTTTACTAATAGGAAGATTCAGTTCATTAGAACCTGAGTCCGTACTTGAAGGGTTCTTTTCTTGTAATGAGTCCTGTTTCATCATTTTTTTCACATCTATTAAATTCTAAACATTGTTGACTTGACATTTCAATGCCGAAGTAATCTTCAAGAAAAACATTTGCATCAGCAACATTAAAGCACTCTTTAATTTTAAGAAGGATAGTTTGTTCTTGCACAGCAAGATCATGTAACTTAGTTTTCCAATCAGTTTGTTTCTCTACCACTATAGTAGCAAACTCTTTGGTTGTCAATCCTCTAATCTCTGCTAATCTATTGATTAATGCGACAGCAGTAGTCTCATCTTCAAGATACGCCTTGGATTCTGATAACTGGTCTTGCCAGGTTGCATCCTCCAATACACTGTATTTAGTGCGTAGTTCGTTATATCTTTTTTCAAAAATCTCTTGCACTTTAAGACGCATCACACTCTTCATAAAAGGAATAGTGTATGTTCTGACTAATTCATTATCAACGCCAACTTTATCTTTTTGTGTCGTTCCTTCTTCATTTTCACCATATTCGGATCTTGTAGTCCTAGATTCACCCCAATACTTTGAACCTAAAGTCCCTTCCTTTGAAGGAAAACGCAGATAGTTTACATACTGAGGGATATAATCAAAATATTCATCTTCTAAGTAAAAATATTCTAACCCAAGATGACCACCAAGTTTTGTTCCCCAATCATCCAGATGAGGAAACTTTTCTAAGTCGATGACAATAACGTCGTTTTGATTATTCATTAGTAGTTAGGAATATTTGTGCCGTAATCGTACTGAACTGCTCCAGCGTCATCAACACCCGAAATAGCAGATGCAGATGAACAGTGAGCAGAACTCATGCCACCATGACCCGATGGAGGTGAAGAACCCCCGAGGTTATTATAACCATCAGTAGCATAGTTCACCTTGAAGGTATTATTATTCTGAGCACCATTGTAGTTACCCAAACAATAACCTTTTCTCATACCAATCTGGAAGTTTTCCTCTCCCATATTACCAAAGTTCAAACCTCCTACCTGAACACCACTCGAATCATCAACTCTCTGGTTACCATTTTGATTATTATTACCAGTTCCCACATACATGTGACCTAACATTGTGCCTAAAATCTTTTTCCACCCATCACCACCTGGTCCTTGTGTCCAGTTCTGCCAAGATTCAGTATTCCAAATTAATGCTTGACGAGTACCAGCTCTCTTATACCAACCCTTCAGTCTTGCGTTACCACCCCATGTAGGGTCATCGCCACCATCACCATGATTAGGTGGAAATCCAGATGTTCTCATAACCTCAGTTTTGAGATTAAATGCATCAGTTCTAGCATTACCACCACCAATTAAATATGAATATCCTCCTTGGAATTCATAATCTTGGAATGAACCCATCGAAGCTCTACTAACAGTCATATCCCATTGTGCCTGGTGAGTAATACCTGACTCAGAGGTCATACTGAATCCAGATGTATAGTTAGAAGAACCTCTATAAGTGTTCTCCATTGAGTGGAACCAGTGACGATTATCTGAGAATGACCCTGCCATGTAAGCACCAGATCTATCTAAAGTATTACCAAGGTTTGTAGATGTGTCTGTAGAATGAACAGTACGGTTTACATTATTCCAGGGACTGCCACTTTGATAACCCCCACCAACATATCCATGCGTCCAAATTCTTGCCATACTCCATTCAGTTGACTGACCAGAAGCATCCCAATAAGCATTAGTTCCGTCTGATTTTAGTACAGCACCCCTGGAATAATCAGGACTATATCTACTTGCAGATTGAGTAGGTGTTCCGCCGCCAGCACCAGCAATTGGTCCCCATTCTACAGCATTAGTACCTTCATTAAAAGAATAACCTTCAAACGTTCGGTCTGTTGAGTTATATCTAAATATACCTTCAATAGGTGATGATGGTCTTTGAGCAGTTGTTCCTACGGGTACGATAATACCATCAGTAGTAGCAATATCTAAAGATGCTCTTGGCGTAGTAGTACCAATCCCCACCTCATTATTGGTACTATCAACATACAAAGTGCCAGTATCAAAATTAAAGTTACCACTAGACTCTAATTGAATGTAGGCAGTACCACCACCTCCACCTAAGGATATTAATCTGTCAACATTTAATTGAGACATTACGGTTCTGTTTCCTTCGTATTATTTATGCAGGACGAACGAGTACAACTCCTCGTTTTATATATGTGTCCTCATTACCAGAATCTTGATCGGAATGAATGACACAATGTAAATTATGAGGATAGTTTATACTCAAGTCCATTTCATACCAAGCATCACCAGTAAAGGCGTTAGGTGCAGTGCCACCACTACTATCTCCAGCGTATGGAGTAAAGTTTCTAACATATTCTGTAGTATAACTGCTACCTTCCCTAGAAAAACAGCAGAATCTACTACCCATAAATCCACCAGGATTAGTTCCTACCCGTACATGTGAGGGAAATGTTGGAGTTGCAGAAGGACAACCATTGCTATCATTATTAGAGATAGCACTATAATATGTAAAAATATGCTGAGCATCACCTACAGAACTATCATCTCTCATAATGGTCACGCCATCACCAACACTAGAAGTAATACCTAAAAAGTTTCTACTAGTCACACCATCATTTGAATGATAGTTATAAAGATTGAATTTCATCTTCACATAACGATATTGTATACCCCTAGCATCCATTGTAGCGTACTTAAAGTCACTTCCACCCGCTTGTCTATAATATCCATAAGTACCATTATTTGCCCAGTTTCCCGTAGGAGTGTTATCACCATTATTATTAAGTTGATTGCCACTTAATGCACTAGCATTTTGCAAAAACTTATCAGCACCACCACCCCAGTTACCCATCAGAATATAATATGGATGACTATTCAATGGTACAAAATATTGCCTAGCAGTACCATCAAAGTTAATCCAATATGATCCATCTGTTACTTGTCCAGCGTCATATAATGCTTGCACTGAAGTAACTGCGGTTGCTTCTGTTGCTCCATTTGGTGCAGCACTAGAACCAATGAAGTTTTGCCAAACAGTTCCATCATAAAACTCAAGACGTTCGAGTGTAGAATTATACCTCAACATACCCCCTACAGGTGATGTTGGTCTTTCGGCAGATGTTCCTACAGGTACAGAAAAAGATGCACCAGAGTCAAACTCAATAGTTCCTTGAATTTCAAAGTTATCATTGGGACTTACATTGATAGAAAAATCATTATCTGATAATGCTCTAAGTTCGTCTACTCTAATAGTGCTCATAGTTCTCCTTATTTTACAAAAATCCAACCATTTTTTGGATAGCGAACAGTGCCATTCCAACGGAATCCGCCAGCAGCAGCATTTCTATCACCACTACCACTATTATTATTAGTGTAAACTCCAAACCCGATCGAAGAGTCGTTAGAGTTACACTCGTTTTCATTGTTCATAGTAATACCAAATCTCATACCTGTAGCACTAGAATCAGTTCGATTAAAACCAATTCTATTACAATAAGGTTGATTATCCCAGTTATTTCTGGTGACACCAGTGTTACCAATCCAACTCAAAAAGTTTTCTCTATCGACTGAAGATATATTAACTTGTCCTCCAATAAAGGCATTTCTAGCAGTAACACCTGTTCTAGGAATTGATTTAGGATATAACCAGTTACGATAGTCACCCATCGCGAAGATAAAACCTTCGGTCAAAGTATAACCATAATACCCTCTATTTAAGGCATCTCCACCAGCAATGCTTTGACATCCTGACTCGTTAGTAGTAGTTTGCTGTGACCATCTAGCACCACTATATGACCAAGGATTACTGGTATCAGCAGGAGATGCAGGAATTTTACCTACCAACATAAATCCTCCTGCATCCATCAAACAATAAGTTTGATATGCACCACTACCATGATTTATCCAATAAACACCATCGGGTGCTCCAGGATTTGCAGCAAGAATAGCAGCAGCAGAAGTTGCAGCAGTTGCAGAAGTTTGACCTAAGGTAGATACTGACCCACCAGTACCTTCAACCGTATATTGAGTCCAACTCGATCCATTATAAATCTCAATCTTCAAATCAGAAGTATTCCACCTCATATATCCAGCAGATGCACTACCAGGTCTCTGTGCAGTAGTGCCAGCAGGTAACTGAAATGCTTCAGTACTTGTATTAAATAGATGACCTTCGACATCTAAAATGTTGCCAGCAGGAATTGTTATCTGATTCAGAGTTTCGGTTATTCCACTTAAACCACTTACGGATAATTTACTCATAATTTACTATGCCTTCTCAACCCAGTTAACACCATCATATAATTCTGGTTTTTGAGTAGTAGTATTATATCTCAATTGACCTTTAACATATCCTCTAGGTCCACCAGCAGTTGATGCAAATCCATTAGTAGTATTTGCAGGAAGAGGCATATATGTTTGATTAGTCAGCAATAACTGACTAGCAATATCTAATTCACTATCATTACTTAATGTAATTCGATAGTTTGGAAAATTGCCTTGGAGACTACCAACGTTTAATACTCCCATTATCTAACACTCCATGCTCCGCCATTTTCAATAGTAACTGTAAAACCGTTTGCAATAGTAATTGGACCTGCCGACATTCCATTTGCAAACTCACCACCTGCTGTAGGACCAACAGTTAAGTTTTCTGAGATTGTATTAGCATTCGTCCTAACAATACTATTTTCACCTAATGAAGGACCACCACCTGCAACAGGTGCCCATCCTGCACTACCAGTGCCAGCATCTGCTTTATAAATCTCCGCCGAATCTAAATCGGTATTGAATCGTAAAGTACCAACAGAGACGCCTGTTGGTTGTTGTGCAGTTGTTCCTGAAGGCAATCTAAAGACACTATCAGTATTAATAAACGATAGAGTACTGATAATTGCTTGTGTTGTTGTGGAAATCTGATTCCCACTAATTTTTGAAAGTGCCATGGCAGTGCTAGTTTCTCCTTAGTTATTTAGATAGGCAGTTCTAAAATGTGAATAGTATCAGTAGATAATGGAGCATCACCAGCACTGAATACAACATTAGCACCGTTAGCGTCAACTGTGTAGTTTGTACCTGCAATCTGCACAACACCATTCAGTGATACTAAGAGGGAATCATCAGAGTGCTGAATACCACCGCCATAGGTAGTAACTGCAAATGTAAGAGTTGTGCCGTCTCCAGTATATGTTTTGGTAATATACTTATCAGCACCAACACCACCTCTACCAGTAACAACTAAGTCTCCATCAACTTTAGCATTACCTAAGATACCAACTCTAAATCCAGTAACAGCAGCAGTACCAATACCCATATGCTGCTCATTATTAAATGTGGCAATATCGATATCTCCAGTATCTGTGAGACCAAACTCTTTCCAAACACCACCATAGTAGATCCAACCTAAAGATTTACCAGGTGACCAGTTAATATTATAAACAAGGTCACCATCGGCAGGTGTAGTATAACCCGTGATATTAGCAAAACTAGGTTGACCATTAGCATCCTCAGGTGCGAGAAGAGTCTGCTTAATTACAGTACCATCTTGGTTGTAATAAGAAATCTTCTTCGCTTGAATATTATTTGTGAATGTTGTAAGTCCTTGGAATGTAACAGGACCAGCAAAGATTGATTCTAACTGGTTAGATGCACCACCAATAACGGTGAGTTTATCAGTAAGAACCAACTCAGAGAATGTTTCAATCGTTGTATTCTCTTCACCGATAACATTCAACTGTGCGATATCTTCGTTCGTAATCTGACCAGTAACAGGGTTAATAATCTGGTTACCAATGAACAAGTCACCATTAGAGTTTAGACCTGAATAGAATGCAACACCTGCTTCCTCTTTAATAGACTGAGAGAACTTAATCTGGTCAGCAGATAGCGTCTCTACTTGAGTCTGAGGGAATGCAGTTGAATAGTTACCAGGACCGAAACCAAGATACTCAAAGGTATGGTTACCAGATCTCATAATAGAGTGGCGTCTAAACTCAACAGGAATAGGAGCAACAGTGCCATCATTATTCTGTCGGATATTAATCTTCCTGGTTTCTTCATCGCCAGCACGAGCAGTAAGTTCTACATTGCTAAGGCGCTTATTAACACTATCATAGTTAGGTGTTGTTCCTGGTTGTGTCCAACCAGTATCAGTCAATAAGAATTCAACCCCTTCTTTTGTAATAGAACGCTTAGGGTCTTTGTTAGGTGTAGGTGATGCACCATCGGTTGAATTTACTAGACCGATAGTTTCATTGTCAGCGACGGATATCGCAGCATCAGGGTCAGCAAGAGGGTTGTCTCTGTCAAACGTAGGATAGACTTCGTTGACGTTTTGAGAGAACTTCCTGTCGTTAAAGTTAGAAGTTGAAGGTGAAATAGATGCACAAAGCAGGGTAAGGTAGAAGATTCCATCAGAAACGCCTCGTTCAAATGCTTGGACAATCTCGATATCATAGATATAAAATGCTCTCTGGAGATTGTAGTTAGTTGTATCACTGTTCAACGGTTGCATAACATAACCGCTAAGGGGATCGCGAGGAAGAGGATTAGTCTTATCCTTATCAATTACAAGACGAACACGATAGGTTCTATCTTGTAAATCACGAGGGTCAGGAATTCTCTTTAAGAATGCACTAGGAGTAAAGTTAACATTATTGTACTGTGTATTTGTAGATAATGTTGTGTAGATTTCATTATCAGTTGCATCAACATTCAAATACCATCCACCAACTGATCCAGCAACACCATTAATTGTATATGTAGAACTATCATATTGAATAGGCGAACCTGCTACACCAGCAGCAATACTAGAGACTGCAGGACCATATGGTGAAATTTTTGCAGTTTGAACAGTAGCACTATTTGCTCCATTAGCAACCAAAAGAATATTTAACTTATCAGGAACTGCATTAACACCCGTACCATCTTGGCGAGCACCTACAGCATAACCCTGAACCTTTGTTGTTGGCGGTGATGCTTCAGTCGTGTAACCATAAAGATATAATCTACTACCAGGAGTTCCACCAGAACCTGCGAGAGCAGCATTAACAACCTTTGTGCGTTGAATATCAACGTTTACCCAGTTAACTGAAGTTTCTTCACCAAAGATAACATTGTTATTAACTGCACCTGTATTAGTCGCAGATAGAGTTATAACTCTGGTATTTACATTGAAAGAAATAACAGTTGCACCTGGTGCAATATTACTTCCGTTTACGGTCATACCTTGAATGACACCATTGATAGAACCATCATTAGCAAGAGTGATAGTAGAAGCACCACTTGTACCCGTAGCAGTTGTCGAAATAACATTCAATGCCTTAGGGGGAATAATATGTGTAACTGCTCCTGCTTTATCTTTAGAGAATGATTTTGCCTTAAATCCAGCAGATCTTAAAGCAGTGTTTCCAAAGTTACTGTTAGAGTTGGTAATCGACATGTCAGCACCACTAAGTGCTGTAAAGTGTGTGCCGTATCCAACAGCAAACACAGAAACTGCCTGAATGAATGCGTCATTACTACACTTAATATGCTCGTGTGCCCAACCCTTACGATACTCAGCAAAACCATCTAAGTGAGCACCATCACCAGATATTGCAGCATCATAGTTACCAGTAGAAGCATTATATCTTACGAATGCTCTATCATCTTTCTGAAGAGATAGACCTGTAAACTGTGCAACAACCATCGATTTGAAACCAGTTGCCTTACTGCCATCTGCGTGCATACCATTCATGCCCCAGACACTTCTCAGTGACAAGTTAAACGCATAAGGAGATGCAGAGTCAACAGTATCAATCTCAGTCTTAACTGTAATATTAGAACCTACAGCATTACCCGTTGGGACTGACGATAACTGATATGTGAATGTACTACCTGTTGGTGTTGATGTAACAATGAAAGAACCATTGAATGTTGAAGCATCAACCTCAGATGAAGGTCCTGTTGATCCAGTAACACCACTAACATTAATGTTAACACCAACAGAGAATCCATGGTCTCTAGGGTTATCAAACTCATCAACCGTTACTGCTGTTGCTGTCTGACCGTTTCTTGTAATCTGAAGAACTCTATATTCATCAGAAATAGGACCAACGATTCTATTTTCTTCTACCCTTGCCTGAATTTGGTCATTAGCAGGATCTCCAGATGTATCAGGAATAGTAGCAAATGCTTTAGATACTTTCTGATAGTAGATATCTAAGTCAGTTCTCTCAAGAATATTAGGTACGGCAGTATAATCTGCGTTAGGAACTGTACCATTAGTAATTAATGTAGATAGATTATTCAGACCATCTGCAAACTCGAAACAAGTAATTCTATGATGAGAGAACTTTGGAGAAAGCGTTTCTGTACTATCAGGTTTGAAGTATACACCTTCTTCAGCACCATCAAAGAATGAGAACTGCCAGAAATATGTACCACCAGTCACCTTAAAGATTGCTGTTCTAGAAGGTACTTGATCTTCTGTATTAATACCCTTTGCAGCATACACTGTAGGATATGGAATATACTTAGGAATAATTTTTGTACGACGAAGGTCAGTACCTACAAGAGAACAACCTCTAGGAACGATAACTCCACCTTCAACAGAGTTGTACTTATGCAACACATTGTTAGGTGATGTTAAATCAAGATTGGAGTTCTCATCAATAGGAGGAACATTCGTATATAATACTTCACCTGGACGATTGTCAATGATATATTCTGCTGGATACAGCATGATCGAGAAGGCGTCAAATTCGTCGTTCGACAAACCTACTCGATACGAAAATCTAGCAACCTCTAGAAATGCTCTCTGAATAGACTTGAAGGGTCTCAATGCAGAGTTACCCCTGTTATCGATAGCATCAGAAGCATCAAAATCATCGGGGTTGACGTAAATAATACGCCCTGTCCTCGAAGTAATAATATTCTTAAGTCTAGTTAGAGACATTTCTTACTCTTCTTTATTAGTATTTATTAGAGGTTATTTTTAACTACCACCACCACTGGCAGCATCGCCAGCACCAGCACTACCAAAGTTCCTTGTAGTGAATGCGGTAGAAGCATCTTCAAATCCAACGAGATTGAAAGAGCAGTGTCCACCATTACTTTCAACGATAACCCTTTCACCTGGACCAAGAACTAATGACTTAGTTTCTTCGCTTACATCCGAAGCAATCGCGTTGTCTTTTTTAACAAACATTTCAACACTTGCTGCTGTTGTTGCTAATGCAATTGCACTAATAGCAACAGAACTACGAGAAGCAGTACTCAACAGAGGTGAATCTTGGAAGACATCAGAAGTTGTAAAGTCTGCGGAATTAAGACCCTTAACAACTTTACAAGCAGTTCCTGTGAAATCTCTTACATAACCATAAGCACCAGCAGTTTTGGTTTGAACTGTGTATGAAACACCGTTTGCTAAGAAACTATCAGTAGCGTCTACCCATGTTCCGTCAATGTCATAAACATAGACAGCACTATATGCAAAGTCAGTACTAACATTCAGAAGTCTATCACTACCACCGTAAGCAGACTTTCCTGCTGTTCCTGTATCACCATCATAAAAATATAGATTACCTGTTAAAGTTGCTTGCGAGAAATCATACTGAATATATGCACCACCAGAACCAGCAGTACCATTTGTAGTTTTTCCAGTCGTAAACTCTACACCATCATCAGAAGTTCCAGCAGTATTATCAGGACCCCACTCACCATTAACAGTAATAGAGAGTTTGAAATCTGTACCACTCATACTACTGTCAGAAGTATCGAAACGATACACCCTATCTGAAAATACTGTGAGTAATGACCCTAAGAACATATCATATGTAACACCAGCATCAGTAGAGAAAACATATTCATCAACACCAGTACCAACACCACCCGTTTCAACTGCTGCCGTAGCACCACCAGATGCAGTTAGAGCATCAGCATCAGTAAACTCACTACCACTACCATTAATTGTAGAAGGTCCAATGTAAAGAATAGTAGATCCAGAACCTTGTGCCGCAGCGTAAATAGTTGCTACTGTATCATTAGGACTAGTACCTTTACTGATAGTTTCACCAACAGAAAATGTTCCTACAACACTAGTGACTGTAAGTGAGCGGATAGCAATTTCTTTTACATTAATTGTAGTAAAAGGTTCGAGATAGTAAGATTCAAAGATTGCACTCTTCTCACCGTCCTCAGATGTAAGAGCATTACCTGGTTGTAGAGAAGAAGTTACTGGAATATTTGTTGCTAGATTAAAGCGATATCCAGTAATAACATCACCCTTGTGCAACTTATATGTGCTTGCATCAAGAGTAAGATTTTGATCGTGGTCTTTAATAGCAATGTCGTATGAATCCGCAGAACCTTGAGCAGCAACACTCAGTACCGTACTTGCCGAAGAAGCAATAGGTGCAGAATATAATACAGTATTAGTTCCCGCTGCTGGTTTTACTTGTCCAAGAAGTCCTTGTTTAGCCATTGTTATTAGAATCCAGAGTAGAAGAATTGTTGTTGTCTTGTTTGTCCTGTGAGGTTGTTTGCGCCAATACCAGCACCAAAGTTAACATCCTCAAGTGTTACGTTATCGGTAGATAACAGAGTTGCATTAGAATCGGGGAATCTAATTACTCTAGGACCAGTAATATTATCAGTAGTAAATGTTACTTGACCGTCAGTATTACCGCTATTTTTTATAACAGGGGTGAATAAAGTTTTGTTTGAAAGATCTTGACTTGCAAGTTCTGTAACGAGAACATTATCTCCACTTCCACTATTTAGAGTGTTTGTTGGTGGAAAAACTACTACGGAATTAGTAAGAGTAGTTTGATTACTAACTTGAAATGTAATCTTTTTAGTGTTATCTGCAGGATCTTGAAGAACAAGAACTTCAAAGTTTTTATTCTTAATGATTTGGTTTGCAACTGTTCCTACGAGAGTCAAACTCTGGTCAGGAAGAGTAATAGTTCTATTTTCAGTTAATGCCGACGTATTAATCTGTGCATATTTTGTATCTACTGCATCATCAGGAACAAACTTAACATCAACAAATGTTTTGTTAAATGAGACTTGTGTAGTTTTAGTGTCAAGAAGTGTAGAATCTAAACCTACAGGATTTGCAACCGTAACAGAACTAATACCAGCATCTGGTAGAAAATATCTACGAGTCTGACCAATAGAATCAGAATATGCTAGTTGAAATTTTGCAACATCATCCCCATCAACAATACTTAAGTTATCTTCATTAATAATAATAGATTTGTTTCTTAAAGTCTGATCAGTATCATCACCAACAATAGTTGTGCCATTACCAGAAGTAATAGCAGGGAATGTGAATACTCTAGTATTAGTACCAGTACCTACATTACTAACTTCAAATCGTGCCCTAGGACCTTGTGAATCAGAAAGAACAAAAGATTGGTCATCAATCAAAAACTGACCTGTCACTTGAACAGCACCAGTTCCTTTTGGTGCTAATACAATATTTGTGTTACTAGCAGTTTCATCAGTTGCTGTAATATAAAGAGATGTGCTACCACCACCATTGTCGATTCTAGACATATAGAATCCACCATCACCGAAACCTAGACCAATTTGATCATATGCATCTTGATATAATCCAGTATCTCGGTCCAAGTCAAAAGCTAAACCAGGTTCTGCCTTTGTTCCTTGTGAGACTCCTCTAAAAAGTTGTTTGACGGTTGCTTTTCGGTTGGGAATCAAAGGGTCAGATACTACAATGGGCAGAATTGCTTCTCCCGATACATTTGCATCTGAGATTGTATCCAACTGAGAAATTTTTCTGGTTCCCACGAATAATCACACGATTTGCTACAAGGTTATTTATACGGAAACAATTCGTTGTATCTAAGAAATCTGCGTTTGTTGGGTTCTATACCAAAAGATGCACATACATCAAGGTATGATTCCCATTCAACTTCCAAGTGAGAAGGAATGGAGAGATTCGATTGGTCTATGTCCGAGCATGAGTTCTTTGAGTTCAACTGCTTTTTCCTGACTTGATTTGTGATATTGAATTGTGTTATCTATACAAGATAACATCTCTTCGTATGCTCTTCGTGCATCAACTTTATCATCATTTAGATAATCTTCAATGGCATCGTGCATACGATCTTTTCGTTGTATAGCATATTCTGCACGCCAATCAACTTCAAAAGTCTCTTCATCTTGACGAGTTTGTGTCCAATACTCATTAATCAAATCAGGCATTTTTTTGCTCCTTTAAAGTTTTAAAGTAAAGTTTGTAATAAGGCTTTTTCATTTCGTTGAGCGTGTTCATATCCTCTTCAAACCCCATATATTTACAGAGTTGATAAGATCCTTCTAACTCACTAATTAATCTGAGTATGTTAGCAGGGAGACGTTCAAGACCATTGAAGTCATATTTACTTAGATCCTGTGTCATAACCTAGTGCATCATCTTGTTCTTTTAGATTGCGTTTGCGAATGTCATTGTGGAGACGAGCAACTGCTGCACGGACTTCGGGAGTTTCTTCATACTCCCACTGAGCATCTTTTTTGCTCTTAAATGTTTTCTTAGTCATTTGCCAGTATAAAAATAAAGTTTGTAATTACAATTGTATCTATTTACATACTTTTCAGCATGTTCTTCACAGGTAAACCAACACTTTTTACCTTCACTCATATCTTGCATGAAGTATGGAAAAGTTTCGACCCAAGGAAACAATTCTTTTTTACGGGAGTTTACTACTTTTATTTGCTTCTGGACCTTCCCAGAAGTCTTCCCAGTCTTTCTCGGTCGTTTCTTTGGAGATGTCTCCATCTTCTCCAGATTTTTCTCCAGATTTGTCTGAGTCTTTACTAAGTTCTTCTTCTGCTGCCCAACGGAGGAAGTTTGTGAAGTCCTCTTTGGTCCAGTCGTTGAAGATACTTTCTGCTTCGTCGTTTTCATCCCATTCGATGACGAACGAACCGTCTTCGTTGTCTTTGACATTGATCATCTTAAAAAGAGAACTGAGTGTACTATACCATGATTTATGAAAGATGTCAACCTTCCAATATGGTGCGTACAAAGGATAATTGTAATTCATAATATATTTGTTACTAACTCCTCCACTTGGACTCGAACCAAGAACCTCAAAGTTAACAGCTTCGCGCACTACC